TGTTGGCCTTATTGCGGTCTTTAAACACAACAAACAACCCCTTAGGTACTGGGCCGTTGGCCGCTTCCCACATCAGTACGTGCACAAACTTAAAGCCGTTTGCAGTTTTTTCCACCAAATAGCCATCCCTGTACGACCGATGGCCGATTGGCTTTGTGTTGTGCGGTGCTTGCCCCTTTTTAAATTGGGTTTCAATTCCCCCAATCATAACGCCTTTGGTGCCTTTGTTCCAGCTTGTCATTCCTTTTTGAAATTGTGTGCGTGGGTAGCCTTTGTAATTTTGTCGGTAGTAATCCATCAAAAACTCTTGGTCTTTTTTGAGTCCCAAGTGTTGCGCCTTATCATAAATTTGGCGATTGGTTTTGTTCAATTTCTCGCCAATCTCCCTGGTAATCTTTTTAGGGTACAAAATCCGCAGCTGCTCGATTTCTTCTTCTGTCCACCTCATTCCTTAATCGCATATGTCACCTCAATACCAAACGCCTTATGGCCTAGCGTTGTTTCCTTAAAAGCCTTTTTCATTACCTTCACCCACTCAGTGTTTGGGATGGATATACCTTTGATAAACTCCTGTATCTCGGTTGAATGAAAGGTTTTGTCTGTGTGTTCAATTTCCACTGTTATGATGAATGTTTTCATTGCTCACCTCCTACCATTTTGTTGACATCACCAATATGGTTTTTGCCGTAGGTTTGTTCGTAATAATCTTCACTAAAGCATCCGTATTTTGGTGCATAATGCGCTTGTTCTATCTGCTCCTTCTCCATCTCTTTGGCTTTAATTAAAATATCACTTTTGTGTGTAAATTCTGATTTGCCATTAAGAAATTTTGACAACTCAATATATTGCCACTCCACTGCCGTTTGTTGTTTATTGTTTGTTTTCATAATTTAACGATAAAATTTTTAACTTCGCCACCCTCGGCGAACTCTCTCTCTCTGCGGTTGGTATACCCTTCAGTATAACCCTTTGACCTCCAGAATCTTTTTAACTCTGTGTAGTTTGCGTAATACAAAACCCGCTCAATAAATGCCTGCTTGTAGTTCTTACGGCTTTTAAGTTCCCATAAATCGGCTGGCGTTTTGGCAATCTCAAACAGATATCGGCCGTTCAACTTTTCGTATGCCATCAATTCCAAACTGCCACGCTCGGCTTTCTTTTCGGTTGCAAATACCTCACCGCAGAACTCGCAGAAACGAGCGGAGGCGTAGAGCACAGCACCACAGCAAGGGCAATCCTTAACAGGTGCCACGCCTTGCCCTTTCTTATTCTGCTCCCCAGCGAATGCCTTGCCCCAATCGCGTGCCTCCTGCCAGAATCCAAGCCTGTGCACATTCTCTCCAAAGTCGAGGATTGTAAACGCCGATTTGTTGGCCGTCGGACGCGATCCACGCCCCACCATTTGCAGCCAGAGCGCTACGGATTTGGTAGCCCTGTTCACAACCACAACCTGAATATCTGGGCAATCGAAACCAGTGGTAGCAATTCCGCAGTTAACGAGTATTCCATATTTGCTGGCGGTAAATTCCTCTATTAAATCGGCCCTTTCTATTGCGCTTTGTTTTGAGTGAACGCAATAAACCCGCCCCTCTCCCAACTCCTTGGCGAAAGCCTCGGCCGTGTTAATTGACGCCTCAATATTCACACAAAAAACAATCGCCTTTTTATCCTTCCACCTTTTGACATACTCCTGCACAACTCCCTCATAAACCTTGGGGCGGTTAAAAGCATCGTCTAGCCCCTGCGCGGTAAACTCGCCCATTCTGCTGGCAATCTTTGAGGTGTCCACTGGGTGCATTGCGTAGGTAATCGGGTTGCACAAATAACCCTGTGCAATCAGTTCGCCAATCCCTACCGAGTTAATCAGTTTGCTATAGCTTTGCGCCATCGGTGGCTTACTTATTGGCGTTGCAGTTGCTCCAATCACAAAGCCATCAAATCCCTCCAAAATCTTGCGAAAATTCCCGATGTGCGCCTCATCAATTACGAGCAAATCGTAACTGCTCAGCACTACCTTGCCCCGCTTAATTTGATTGTTTAGCGTTTCCACCATAAGGATATTGCAGCGGTTTAGTTTGCCCGCTTGGCTTAACAATTCCCTGCGATGGGTTACGATTGCCACCCTGCGCCCTTTCTCCAGTACACGCCGCACAATCTCAGAAAATACAACCGTCTTACCCGCTCCAGTGGGAAGGCATAACACAACCCGTTTACTATCCTTAAAAGCCGCCCGAATCTCATCGACTGCGCCTAACTGGTATGGCCTTAATTGCATAACCCCAACAGCTCCTTTACTGTGTTGTAAAGTTTAGCATAATCCTTATTGTAATGGATATAGCTTTCGGCCACTCTGTATGAGTTAATGATTGTGGCGTGATCACGTACTAACCTACGTCCAATTTCGGTGTATCTTAAAGCGTAGTGTTGGCGCAAAACATACACAAACAAATGGCGGGCGTCTTTAATATCTCCCATTCTTGACGTTCCCATTATTTGCGCAGGGGTTACATCGCAAACCAAACAACACGTTTGCAGCACCTTTGTAAAGTCGTCCATCTTTGAAACGAATCGAACTCTCGGTTTAAGTAATTCCTTTTTAAGGCGTGCAATCGTTTTCTCATAGCTGGCAGTCATCGACTGGAATCTCAGTTCCAATTCTTTATACTCCCTCTTCGCTTTGCTGTATTGTTTTAAATAGTCTGTACTCATTTGGCTTTATTGTTGAATGTCTGGATAGTTCGTACTGCTCGGCAACTTTTATATACTCCCTCATTTTATCCCGCTCTTCAATGTTGGTAATCATAAAACAAGCGTTGTAAATGTGCAAGGAAATGGTTTGTTCTGGTAGGTCAATCATTGCTCACCTCCTTTGCAAAACTTTTCTAAACCGATTGCCCATTTTTTTACCATACGCAATTCTCTGATTTCTTTAAAAAACATCTGTTTGTCAATAGTCGAATTTTTTTGATATTCTCTATAAAAATCAATTCTATCTTGAATGATATCGACTAGCATTTCTATTGCCGTTGGTGTATTGTTTGTTATTGTCTGCTCTTTTTGTTCCATAGCTTTAGCGTTTGCTTTCCTTTTCGTTCCTGTTCTATCAAAGTGTCGTAGAGATACCGCGCGTTGCTGGGGCTGCAATCTACACGCTTTGAAATCTGTTCAAATGTGTTTCCAAAATCATCCCTCAGCAACGCAACGGCGTAGGCCTTTACCAGTGTTTTGCTATACATTGTTTGCCTTGCGTTTAGCCCTCCAGTTTGCTTTCCTAATCCTGCCCGCCTCTCGACGTCTAGCGTTGGCCTCAGTCAAGGTAAACAACTGATCTAACGCAGCCCTCAAATCACGCTCAGCAGAAGTGCCTCGGCCTTCCCACGTTTTAGCTTTGTCCTTTTCTGACTTAACTTCTGCCTGCGAATCCCAAAGCAGCTGCTCAGTTTTACCTAGTCGGTACTGCGTGCGGTTTAACTCCTTTGCCAAACCTCTAACCTGTGCCCTTGAGGCATTCAATGCCAGCCCCAACGCAACGGCTGAGGTAGTGGCTATAATTGCTACTATCATTTTTCTACTGCTGAAACGTAATTTAATACATACAAACCCGCTACGCATAAGATAAATGCAAAGCGCGCATCTTCTGGCCACGTTGCAGGGTTAAATTGCCACGATGCAAATACAAAGCCGGCATAGGTTAAACCAAATGCCCAAAGGCCTGCGATAAGGTGTTGCTTGGTGCTCATAACTTTGCCCTCCCCTTATACATTCTACGTTGCACAAGCATCTGAGTAAACTCATCAAACTCTGGGCGATACTCGTCGCGCTCGAATTTGTAGGGGGTTGCCTCAGGCGTTTCGTTGTTGGTTTTGCGTAAAGCTTTTTTCACGCAGTGGCTGCCGTACATCACCGCAATGGTGACAGGCGTGGCGATTAATAGGTAAATAATATCCATAGTGTGGTACTTATGTGGATGCAAATATAAAGGTGTTTTCCACAAAACCAAATAAATTTTAAAAAAAAATGCCCCGAGCCGAAACCCGAGGCAGTTAGCACCACACTAACGGCGCAAATATACTCAAAGCTCAGCAAGTTTGTCCTCTAATTTCCTAAGGGTTGCCAAACTTTTCGGCTCTCTCTTTTCCCAGTTCGTAAGTACGCAACGATTGATCCCTGCCATCGTGCAAAGTTGGGTAAGATTCACCCCTTTTTCAATCGCTTTAATCCTTAACTGGGTAACTATATTTTTATCCATAGCAACAAATTTACAAAAAAAGCAATAAATTTGCAAATGTTATGACGTACCACACTGACACCAGCCGCATCTCAAAAAGCGGCTTAGACCTAATTAATCGAGCGCCAGCACTTTACTACGAGCGCTATCTAAACCCCAACGCTGAACCGCAAAAAGAAACCGCCGCCCTGATCATTGGCTCGGCTGTTCACTGTGCAGTTTTAGAGCCGTCTGAATTTGGCAAACGCTATGCAATCGCCCCCAAGGTAGACAAGCGCACCAAGGACGGCAAGGCAGCCTATGAGGCATTTGTTGCGGACGCAGGCCAGCGCATTGTAATTGATGCCGACACCGCAACACTGGCCGAGCGCATAATGACCTCGGTACTGCGCTACAAACCGGCTGCCTACCTATTAAAAGAAGGCATTGCAGAGCAGCCAATCTTTTGGACTGATTCACAGACCGAGGCAGAATGCAAAGCCAAGCCCGATTGGATTACCGACGGCGGCATTATTGTAGACCTTAAAACAACAGAGGACGCTAGCCCAGTAGGATTTGCGCGCTCAGTTAAGAAATACCGCTACGACGTACAGGCTGCCTTTTATTCTGACGGTTATGAGCAAAGCACAGGCAAGACCTGTAACGGCTTTATGTTTATCGCAGTCGAAAAAGCCCCGCCCTATTTGGTGGCCGTTTACTTTGTCGGTAGCGAGGATTTAAACAACGCCCGCCAGCGCTATCGTGAAAACTTGCTGGCTTACAAACAGAGCAAGCAAACTGGAATCTGGCACGGGTATAGCGAAATCGTAACTAAGGTAAATTTATGAGCCCACAGGAGAAAGCCGAGCAGCTTATTGAGAAGATGCAATTAGATTGGGGGTGTAATTGTTGCCACAATGATTGGGCAAAGGATTGCGCCCTGATTTGCGTCGATGAGATTGTAGAAAACTACGACACAACTCTAGCCTTTTGGCAGGAGGTTAAACAAGAAATCGAAAATTTATGAGCACAGAAATAACAGAAACAAACCCCGCGCCACTATCAAGCTTTGAATTGGCACAACGCCAAGCAAAAGCCCTGAGCGCATCCGACTTGGTACCGCAGCAATACAAAGGCAACGTAGCCAATACACTTGTAGCGCTAGAAATTGCAAACCGCATAGGCGCTAGCCCCTTAATGGTGATGCAAAACCTCCACATCATTCACGGGCGGCCAAGCTGGTCTAGCACTTTCGTAATTGCTGCAATAAACGGCTGCGGAAAGTTTACCGCCCTGCGCTTTGTTGGGGATCTCGAGAAAGGGATTAAAGCCGTTGCAACAGAGAAGGCAACAGGCGAGACCGTTGAAGGCCCCGCCGTTACGATGGCAATGGCAAACGCTGAAGGGTGGGTAAGCAAGGCAGGCAGCAAGTGGAAAACAATGCCCGAGCTAATGATGCGGTACAGAGCAGCCGCTTTCTTTGGACGCCTGTACGCCCCCGAAATCACTATGGGGATGCACAGCGTTGAGGAGGTTGTAGATATTCAACACGAGGAGCCCGCAGGGGTTGCAGCGCTTAACGCTAAGCTGACTACCCCAACGCCTGCACTAAATCCTTAGATTCAATTAGCGTATAAGTAAAGCGGTTGCCGTGAATGGTGGCCGCTTTTTTTGCTAATAGCATAAACTCGTTGAAATCTGCAACGCGTTTGAACACTTGGCATCCGTGGCTCCAGTCATCGACACGGGCAGAGTCCACCCCAGCCTTATGTATATTGATTCCAAACACGCCTGTCTCGGTCTTATCCTCTTGGTAAATTCCGTCTTTGGTGAAGTCGCGATACACAGTCACAGGGGCGCATTGTTTTAGCGCCTCGTATTTTCCCTGATGCAATCCGATAGCGTGGCTACCTCTGTACTGGTTTGGTACCAGTCGCGCAGTACCGCCGCCGTTATCAGTTGTTGCAGCCCATTCCTTTACTACCCAACTATCGCCCACCTTGTAAGCACATACAAGCTTATCGTCAAAAGCGTTGGTTACTTTCTTGCCAGTGGCAGAGTTGCGAATCCCAATGATGTTAAGGTTGTACTCGCCATTCTCAAAGAAGGCATATTTTTTGGCGGCCATTGTAGCGCGCAGAATGTGAATGTTCATAATATCAAAGTTAATAAAAAGATAGTGGCAATCGTGTAAGTCGTACGACGCAACCGGTTATATCGTTTGTCGCGTTTCTGCAACTCGTCAAGTAGCTTGGCCTGTATCTTATCCTGTTGCGCAATTACCTCCGCATCAATCTTCAACTGCTCTCTGCATAGTGCCAAATTCTCCCTAGCCTCAGCGCCCTTAATCAGATAGTAATTATTTGCCGAGAGAGTCGAGCTGTCGGTGCATTGCGATAAGGCGCAATGTGGTGCTGCAAGAAGTATCACCAGCGAGAGCAATATAGAGCGTGTCATATTTTTGATTAATTACTAGTTGAGTATCGTGGATGGCTTTGTACTTTAGGCGAATTTGGTAGAGCGTGTCTAGGTCTTTTTCAACAATCCTAATAGCAGGGCCGTGCACTACCCGCTCGGTTTTAGGTACGGCAAATTCTACGTACATCATACCGCCCACAAAGAGCAGCACAAAAAGCAGAACTGTCAAACTGCCTTTACTCATCTTTTGGCTTGCCGCTAAACTTATCTACTGAGGTAAAGCCGAGCGTTAAAATGGTTACCCACTCAACAGCTGCAACTAGTTCTGCACTGGGTGCAATCTCCTGCGGGCTCATTGAGTTGTGTGCCATCGTTCCAAACAGAACAAAAGCGCCAATGATGCCCACAAAGCGCTTGCTTGAAAGTTGACCGTTATCGCCCTTAAATATTTCGATTAGTTTTTTCATCGTCCTTGCCCTCTGTATTTTTTTGCTGGTTTGTTATTCTTAGAATGCACGCCCTTGTTTTTACGCTTGGGTTTTGGTTGCCAACTAGCTGCGGTGTTTGTTTTCGCCTTTGCCATTACTTATAAATATACAATCTAAACCAGTTAAAATCTTCAGTACCTCCGTTCTTTTGGTACTCAAGGAAAGCGTCAAAGATTGGCCCTGCATTCTTACCCTCGTCCACAACCATAGCCGTATCAATTCCTGCGGTGATCATCTTAGCGACAAACACTTCCTGCACCTGCTCGAGCGCAACAACCTGCGCCTCTGCCTGCACAACAGCCTCCTTTAGTTCAGCCTTTTCCGCTACCTTTTCTTCCACCAACGCCTCGCTAACTTGCTTAGCTGCGTGAGTCGCTTGGCCCACCGCCTGCGTTTGCTGTTGAATCTTTTTCAAAAGTGCATCCATCTCGTTCACTGGCTCGGGCTTAACTGCCCACGACTCTGTAAATAAATAGCCGCAAAGGAAAAGAAAAGAAAAAATGTATAGCAATCTCATAGTTTCTTCATTGAGTTAATTATGCGTAGTTCCGTAATCGCAGCGCTTAGTGCAGAATCTGCAGTTTTTAATGCTCTATACGCTTGCTTTTGCTCTGCTCGTAGGACTGCCATTTCTTTACGGCATTCGTCAATCTGCGTTTGATTGTTCGCACGCAAGTCCATATAAAGATAACTAACAGCCAACAACATACAAAAAGCCACGGCAGCAACAGGGTTCTTGCGAAATTGGTCAAAACTGACAGGAAGCGGATTCGCATTAGGGGTTTTTTTCGGTGCGGTCATTATTCAGGGATATTGCAATAAGGTGATTCGGGGTTAAACTCACAAAAACGGGCAAGGTAAAGCGACTCACACCCTGAAAAAGTATGAACGCCCACGGGATTTGGAAACACCTCTTTAGTTGCAAAGGATTCCAACGGCTCATCGTTCCAAAGGATGTCAACGGCATAGAGTGGGGAAAGGTCGGTGCAGTTACCTTCTTCATCGGTGGCTAAACAGATTTGCCCTATTTCGTGTACTGCACAATTATTGTAAGTTACGCTACCCTCAACCGTTGTGGATATTTGGGCTTGGTATGTTAGCCATTCGGCTAATGATTGGAATTCGTATTTTGAAAAGGTCATAAGGTGGTAAGGGTTGTGCAATCGGTGTCTGAAAGCGGTGAGGGATAGAGTGCCATTGATTGAACGAAGAAAGGTCTTCCTGCAGTACAATTCAAATTTTCAATTATTGTCGTGGTGAACGATGTGGCAGAAACAACCTTTGTACCATTGGCGAAAATGTCTGCAATGCTTCCGTTCCATTTGATAGCGATTTTGGTTGTGTCGGTGGTTGTCGTGTATAATTGCGTACCCGTTCCACTTTCGTATTTCCATACATTGACTCTTTGGCTTCCTCCACCTTGACGGAAATAAATTGTACCATTACTTACTGGTGTACCACTTGCAGTTCCAAGCCATAACCCAATAGCAGCATTGTCCGCAATCAAACTCAAATTACCCCGCAACTCCACAAACCAAGTACCCCCACTTGATGTAATCAAACCATTGGTGTAGATGTTATTGCGTGAGAATGAATCCGCAATACGGGTGGCAGATGCGGTGGTTGTTGGTATGTAGGTTGTGGCGTATGCGCCTGCTTCTAACTGCGCACCGTAAATGTATAATGAATTTCCATTCGTGACAGACGAAGTGATTGTACCTTCAATACCAAATGTATTGCCAGTTTTTGCAGTTGCAAAGCCAATGCCGATATTGCCATCAGTACGGTTTATTGATGCCACCAAATTTATTCTATAAAAACCATTTGCCGAACTTGTAGCAGTTGCACTAACTAATGTTCCCGATGTTGTTCCGACTGATGTTTGTCCTAATGTGCCATCTTGCAAATCAAATACTGCGCTAACATAGTTTTGATTTGCGGCATCTGATGTAAAACGAATATAAATGAATCTTTGCGTATTTTGTTTGGCATAAAATGTTACACTATATGTTGTCCCGCTGACTATTGTTGTTTTTTGTAAAATTATAACTGCACTCGTTCCAGTTGATGTAAGGGTTTCTGCATTGGTTGTTCCATCGGGTGATGTCGTACTATTTGCAGTAACTGATGATACAAATTTAAGCCAACTCGCATTATCAAACTCCTCGCTTCGTGTAAACAAATTCGTCCTCTGCGGTTCTAACAACAACGCAGGACAACTGCCGTACATATAACTCAAACGGGGGACACCCGAACCCATTGATTCCAACAAGCCCGAACTATTTGTCCGTAGTGCCGTGGATGCCCGTGTCCAAGTTAAATCACCGTTTCCGTTGGTGGGGATTTCGGCATATGCTTTGCCCGACTTGTAGCCCGAGGGGATGAGCAACAAAGATGCAGTTTGTAGCAACCCACTCACCGCATCCACGCAATCCCCCGCCTCAGTTACTCCACCATCGGCAACAACCCGACTCTGATAAGCCGAAAAAATCCCTTGGGCATAATTGGAACGATTGATTCCAACGCCCAACCCTATGCCCATTCTGCGCATTAGTAACCGATTACGCTGCCCGACGAAGTGACGAATCCTGTAATTTTGTTACCCTTACCAGCGGGCAAAAATGCGCCCTGTTTAAAAGTAACGCCCGACATACCGCGTGCACTGAGCACATTGGTTGCCGTGCCGTTTTCCGATGTAACGGTGAACGATGTAAATACTGTATCTTCTTGGGGTATTACTGCGTCGTAACTTACTGAGGTAACTGTTGCCGCCCCGTGTCTTACAAATCCTTGTGAACCCGCAATGATGTCTGCGCTTGCTTGTGCCATAGTACCCGCAATTTACAAACCC